CTCCAGAACGACATTGAGCGCACGATTAAGGAGTTAAGTCAGGAATATGTTTGGTTTAATGATATGGAGGAAGGCGCTAGGCGTGATGCAATTATCAATATGCACTTTAATCTTGGCAGGTTTCGGTTTGCCGGGTTTAAAAAGGCGATTGCCCATATGGAGAATGGCTCCTACAATAAAGCTGCCACGGAATTTCTGGATAGTCGCTGGGCCAAGCAAGTAAAAGGTCGGGCCTTAGAGGTTACCGATATGATTAAAACTGGGACATACCTAGGATAAAGATGCCTTTTAAGAAAATTCAGTTTAAGCCCGGAGTTGACCGTGAAAACACGCGGTATACCACTGAGGGTGGCTGGTATGAATCTGAGAAGGTACGGTTCAGGGAAGGAATGCCTGAAAAAATAGGAGGCTGGGAGCGTATATCTACTGATACTTTCCTAGGTATATGTCGTTCTTTATGGAACTGGATCACTTTAGGGGGTCAAAATCTCGTAAGTGTAGGTACAAACCTAAAGTATTACATTGAAAGGGGTGGTGGTTATTATGATATTACTCCTATACGTGAAACGACTGCCGCAGGGGATGTTACCTTTGCAGCAGTAAATGGTTCTTCCACACTTACTATTTCCGATACAGGCCACGGGGCAGTAACTAACGATTTTGTGACTTTTTCCGGTGCGGCTTCTTTAGGGGGCAATATTACTGCTGCCGTACTTAATCAGGAATATCAGATACTTCTGGTAGTTGATGGTAATTCCTACACGGTGACAGCCAAGGATACGGCAGGGACTACTGTAACGGCTAATGCTAGTGATACTGGTAATGGTGGTGCATCGGTTGTAGGTGAATATCAGATCAATACAGGTAATGCCATTGGTGTCCCTATTACAGGATGGGGGGGTTGGAGTTGGGGTAGTGGTACATGGGGGGTTGGAGGAACTACTACTTTTCCTATTCGATTATGGAGCCAATCCAATTTTGGTGAGGATTTGGTGTTTGCCTACAGAGGTGGCCCACTTCTTTACTGGGATGCCACTACGAGTACAGCTGTTCGTGGCAAGATTGTTAACGTAACTAATTTCCCTACCGCAAGTGACGTACCTACAATCCTTAATTTTGTAGCCATTTCAGATATTTTCCGGTTTGTATTTGCCTTTGGTTCTAATGAGGTAGGTAGTGCAGATCAGGATACTATGCTTATCCGGTGGTCTGACCAAGAAAGCGTAATTGACTGGACTCCTGCAGCAACCAACCAATCCGGTAGTCTGCGGGTGTCTCATGGCACTGAAATAGTCATGGCAATGCAAGCACGTCAGGAAATGCTGGTTTGGACTGATTCTGCTTTATACAGTATGCAGTACCTTGGCGCTCCTGAAGTGTGGAATGCCCAGTTGATGGGGGACAATATTTCTGTAGCCAGCCCGGATTGCGCGGTTTATACAGGCGCTACTGCTTACTGGATGGGGCGTGACCGGTTCTATAAATATGAAGGTACGGTAGCTCCGCTGGTGTGCACTATTCGCCGTTACATTTTTGATGATTTCAATACTGAGCAGTATGACCAAGTAGTGTCAGGGAACAATGAAGCTTTTAATGAGGTGTGGTGGTTTTATTGTTCTTCAGGTGTTACTGCCAATGACCGCTATGCTGTTTATAATTATGTGGAGAACATCTGGTACTACGGTAGTTTAGCCCGTACTGCATGGCTTGATTCTGGATTGCGTGCCTACCCTATTGCAGCTACCTATACCTACAATCTGGTTAACCACGAAATAGGCTCAGATGATAAGGAAACCGCAAGTACTATCGCTATAGCTGCCTCTATTACTTCTTCGGAATTTGATCTGGATGACGGGGATAGGTTTGTTTTTGTAAGCAAGTTGTTACCGGATGTAACCTTTACGGGGTCAACTGCGGTTTCTCCTGCTGCACTTATGACATTTTTACCTATGCAGGATTCGGGTAGTGGGTATAACTCCCCCGCTTCAGAAGGGGGAAATGATACGGCTACCATAACGCGTTCAGCTACTGTGCCTATAGAAGCATTCACAGGGCAGGCTTACGTGCGTTTAAGAGGCCGTCAGATGGCTGTTAAGATGGAATCGACTGCCTTGGGGGTAAAATGGCAGCTAGGCTCTCCGCGCTTGGATATGCGTCCAGATGGGCGTAGGGGGTAGCTATGGCAGCAGCCCAAGAGCTACGTGTAGCCGCTCCTGCGTTACCGCAATCCCCTGTTGAATACCAGAAGAGCTATATAGACAAGCTAAACAATATATTAAGGTTATATTTTAACCGGTTAGACACAGCGATAAACAATACTATGGCTACTCAAGTACCCTATAACCTTAAGGTTTCAAAAGGTGAAATAGCAGGAGCTTCTTCCCTATATAAGTTTGGGTATAACCCGGATATAGATACGGGGGAGGAAACTATATGGACACAGGGAGGGCTATATACTTACCCCGCTGCTGCTGCGGTACGGTATGTAAGCAGTTCAGATGCTAATGATACTTCTGCAGGGACAGGAGCAAGAACTGTTGTAGTGGAAGGGCTGGATGATGCTTATGCAGCAGCTTCTGAAACAGTTAGCTTAAATGGGCAGACCCAAGTAGTTACTGTAGGACAGTTCGTCAGAGTTAACCGTATTTACGTTGCAACCGCTGGTTCAGGAGGCACAGCAGCCGGTACTGTATATGTGTCTAACAGCGGGGCAAGCAGTGGGGTGCCTACGGGCGATGTTTTTGCAGCTATTGTTCAGGGAGAGAATCAAAGCCAGATGGGGATATATACCGTACCTGCTGCGTATTCCCTGTACATAGATAATGTGCATTTTACGGCAGCTATTTCAGCAGTTACTAACTATGCCACTACTAAGCTAGTGACAAGGGATTTTGGATCAGGAGTATTCAGGACTAGATTTATCAATGTAATGGAGAACAGTCAGTTAACCAATGATTTTGAATACCCGTTGAAAATCAGTGAAAAGACAGATATAGAATGCCGTGCATTGGCTTCTGTCAGTAACAATAATGTAAGTGCCTCCTTTGAAGGTGCGTTGATACTGGACTGATATAGTGCTGAGAATTAGTTAATGCCAGACCCTACCTTTGCCGAGAGAATTATCGGGACTCAGCGCGGATCAATGCTGGGTGGTGTTCCCGTATGGGGTGGTTTGCAACCGGAGCTGGAGTTTAATCCTGCGCTTGCTGATGCAAAAATAAAGGCGGGGTTGGCTAGTTTAAAGCTCTCGTGGACAGAGGAGGAGATAGCTGAACTCCAAAATCAAATCAAACAAAACATTGATGAATATATTGCTAACACTCCTATAGTAGAAATATTAGACCAAGACCCAACTAACCTGATTTTTGTACAGCAAGTACTACAAACAAAGGCAGAGCAATCCGGGGTTAGTGACCCTACAATTATAGAATCTGGACTTTTTGCTGCAACTTCAGCTTTTAATCAAGGTAATACTCAAAATACCCCTCTTTCTGGTGGTGATTTAGTAAATGCGTTTATGGGGGGTGTTACCGATTGGGTAAGTACTGTAGTTAAGGAGGTTGTCAAATGGTTTAAAGAAGTTCCGGGGCGGATATTAGTTGACCCTGTTACTGGAACTGTTACTTCTACCCATAAAACTAACCCGGCTAGTACAGGAGGTAGTGGAACGGGGCCAACGGCACAAATTCCCGGCACTAATACTACTGTTGGATTGGGGGGCATATTAGGTAAAATTTGGCGCGTATTAAAAGGTGGCGTAAGTGAAGGGGATATACAGAATATTCTTATTGATATAATTATACTTCAAACCGGACTCCCCCCCGATGTAATTAAAAATGCAGGTAAAGAGTTAAAAGATATATATGACCGTATACCACCGCCAGACCCTTGTAATGAGATTGTTTACGCTGCCACACACCCAATAGAGTGTGGAACACTTAGTGACCGATGCAACGGTGCTGCTTATGCAGCTGTAAATCCGGAAGAATGCGGGGGTTGTGACGTTGAGGCATATGCTGAAACACATCAGGCAGAATGCGGGGGTTGTGACGTTGAGGCATATTATAATACTCATCTAGCGGAATGCGGAGATTGCAATGATGCCGCATATGCTGACGTACATCCGGAAGATTGCGGGGGTTGTGAGGTTGAGGCATATTATAATACTCATCTAGCGGAATGCGGGGATTGTGATGATGACGCATATGCTACAGCACACCCGGAAGATTGCGGGGGTTGTGAGGTTGAGGCATATTATAATACTCATCTAGCGGAATGCGGGACTTGTGATGATGACGCATATGCTGAAGTACATCAGGCAGAATGCGGGGATTGTGATGTTGAGGCATATTATAATACGCATCTAGCGGAATGCGGAA